CTTTGCAAGTGGTCGAGCTGGCCGCTGAGGGCTTGGGCGTCAAGGAGACGGCTGATGAACTCGGCATCTCAATCGATACCGTCAAAGACCACCGCCAGCGCGCCCTTGATTTCCTCAATGCCAACAACATGGCCCACGCGGTAGCCATTGCGGCTCGGCGTGGCTACTTGCCCGGGGTGCGGGTTGTGGAGGTGGCGGGATGAGAGCCGCCCTCTACAACGCCCAGCAGGGGCATCTCGCCTATACGGCCCTGTGGCACCAGATCAAGCCGATCCTGATGGCAGGCAGAAGGGTCGAAGTGCGGGCAGAGGCCGAGACGCGCACCATTGAGCAGAACAAGGCGCAGTGGCCAATCCTGAACGCCTTCGCGGATCAACTGCTTTGGCCGGTGAATGGCTCCATGGTCAAGATGGACGCTGACGAGTGGAAGGACGTCCTCACAGCAGCGTTCTACCAAGAGACTGTGCGCATAGCCCATGGCCTGAACGGCGGTGTTGTGCTTCTAGGCCGGCGAACCAGCAAGATCAAGCGGCAGGACTGGTCGGAGTGGATGGAGTTTCTCAATTCGACCGCCGTTGCTCGCGGCGTCAAGGTGCCCGCGCCTAAGCGGATGATGGAGTCTGCATGACCTGCCCAGCCTGTATAACCCGAGAGGCCAATCCCCTGCACGGCCTGTACTACGCCTCATGCCCTGGCTGTAATGCCGCTCAGTCTGCCGTAGCCCTGCCGCTGCACCTGTCGCACCTCAAGCGCACACCAGGCCATGCAGACCGCCGGGCCTATATCGAGACCGTGGAGCGCAAGGAAGGCAAGGATGCGGCCGACAAACTCAAGGCGGCTTTCAGTTCATGGTGGGAGGGCAGGAATGCTCCAGCCAAAGCCACCTAAGCCTAAAAAGTGCAGGGCTCGTGGGTGCGGCGTGCTGTTCCCGCCTCAGCGCATGGGCCAGCGGGTTTGCAGCCCCACCTGCGGCCTGACAGTCGCCAGAGCTATCCGTGAACAGGAAGACCAGCGCAAGCGCAGCGACGAACGCAAGGCAGACCGGGCCAGGCGCGAGAAGCTCAAGACCCGTTCTGACTACATGAAGGATGCTCAACGTGAGTTCAACTCTTACATCCGCGCTCGTGATCGCGGCGCACCTTGCATTTGCTGCGGCAAGCCTTTGGGCGACGGTGAAGTTGGAGGGGCTTTTGATTGTGGGCACTTCCGCTCTGTTGGGTCGGCTCCCCATCTCCGTTTCCATGAGGACAATGCTCACGGACAGCGCAAGTATTGCAATCGTTATCGGGCTGGTAACGCTGTGGAGTATCGGGCTGGTCTGGTCCAGCGAATTGGTTTGGAGCGCGTTGTCGCCCTAGAGGCCGACCAATCCCCCAAGCACTACACCATCGAAGACCTAAAGCAAATCATCGCCACATACAGGGCGAAGACCAGAGAGCTTTTGAAGGAGAGCGTATGACAGTAGATGACGCGGTGACGGTGGACGCTGCGCTAGATGGGCTGCTGATCCTATGGCACGCCTGGGCAAGCACTGAGCATGTGGGGCAGGGCTACCCCTCCGAGGCCCCAGGCTGCAAGCTCTACCGCGTGTCGCGCCAGTACGATTACGACAATGGCGCAATGGATGGCGAAGTCGATGCAACCATGGGTGCCGCAGTTGATGCGCTGGTCAATCAGATGAAAGAACCGTACAGGACAGCCATCCACATCAACGCCCGTAACCTCAAGACAGGCGTTAGCGTCTGGTCATCCGGGCGCCTGCCCATTGACCCACAAGAGCGGGCAACCATCCTCATGGACGCTCGAACCCAGATAACCAAGAAGCTTCAAAGCGCAGGATTGCTCTAAGGGGCTTGACAACTGTTTCAATTAATGCGCTAATTGCGTCGGGCAAATGCCCCCAGAGAAAGCCGCTATCCGCAAGGAGGCGGCTTTTTGCTTTTCTACGCCGGGCCCGTCCGATCATCCGTTACGGGCCACTCCTCCCAGCGGACGTGCGCCCGGCACCAATTCCCAACCCTTCAATGGCTCGTCCATCAAAGTTCAAACCTGAGTTTGTCGCTCAGGCAGCGAAGCTGTGCGCGCTCGGAGCTACCGACGCCCAACTTGCGGACTTCTTTGAGGTGGCGATATCCACAATCAACCTATGGAAGGTTCAGCACCCCGAGTTTTCGGAGTCCATAAGAGTTCCGAAGGACGAGGCTGACCAGCGAGTAGAACAGAGCTTGTATCGCCGCGCGCTTGGCTATGAGCACGACGAGGTAGACATTCGTGTGGTGGCGGGCGAAATCGTGGAAACACCGATCCGAAAGCATTATCCGCCCGACACAGCGGCAGCCATCTTTTGGCTCAAGAACCGCAAGGCCGCAGAGTGGCGGGACAAGGTGGAGAACGTTCACACCGGAGCTGATGGCGGACCTATCCAGACTGAGCGCACGGTGCGCTTTGTAAAGCCAGGTGAGGCAGTTTAATGAATGGGAACTGCCAGAGAAACTGGCGTTCCTCTTTGAGCCTCATCGCTACAAGGTGGCCCGAGGCGGTCGAGGTAGCGCAAAGAGCTGGAGTTTCGCCCGCGCACTGCTGATTCAGGGTTACCAGCAGCCTTTGCGGATTCTCTGTACCCGTGAGGTTCAGAAGTCCATCAAGCAGTCGGTCCATCAACTGCTGAGTGACCAGATTGTTTCGATGGGCCTTGAAGGCGAATATGAGGTGCTGGCCACCGAAATTAGAGGAAGAAACGGTACGCGGATCTATTTCGCTGGCCTGAGCGATCAGACGGCCGACTCTATCAAGTCATTTGAGGGTGTTGACAGAGTTTGGGTTGAAGAGGGGCAAACCATCACGGCGCGTAGTTGGAAGATCCTGATTCCAACTGTTCGCAAGGATGGTTCTGAAATCTGGGTCAGCTACAACCCAGAGCTTGAGAGTGATGAAACGCACCAGCGGTTCGTGATGACTCCGCCGCCGGACTGCGTTTCTGTCGTAATCAACTACAGCGACAACCCTTGGTTCCCGGAGGTGCTGGAGAAGGAGCGCCAGCATGCCAAGGAAACACTGCCAGAGGAGGAGTACGGAAACATCTGGGAGGGGCGATGCCTGCCGGCTGTGGCTGGAGCGATCTACTTCAAAGAGATCGCGAAGGCTGAGGCGGATGGGCGCGTTGGCCGCTTCCCGATGGACCCGAAGCTCAAAGTGCATCGCGTCTGGGATATGGGATGGAACGATGCAATGGCCATCATCCTGGTGCAGAAAATGCACACATCGGTGACGGTCGTTGGCTATGTGAGCGGAACGCACAAGACCACGGCGCAATACGTGGCGGAAATGAAAGCGGACAAGAGGTTCGCTGGCTGGAACTGGGGCACCGACTATCTGCCGCACGATGGTTTCGCAAAGAACCGCCAGACCGGCAAAGCGGACGCAGACGTACTGCGCGGCTTGGGCTGCACAGTGCAACAAACACCGAACATGGACATTGAGCAAGGCATCAGACAAGCCAGGCTGATGTTCCCGCGTGTGTACATCGACAAAGAGGCGACGACCTCAAATGATCCTGAGTTGCCTGGCCTTGTCGAGTGCTTGAAGCGCTACCGCAGGCGCATCAACCAACAGACAAATACACCTGAGGGGCCATTGCACGACGTGCATAGCAATGGCGCCGATGCCTTCCGGTATCTCTCGCTCAATGTTGAGCACATGACTAACGACGAATACGGGCAACCAATCGATCAGCCAACAGCCGACGAAGACGGCATTTACTTCTGATGAACATCTCTCCTATCTCCACCCATCTGGAAGCTCTGCTGACGAGTTGGCGTGATGCCCGCCGTGAGCAAGAGCGCAAGATGGTGGATTGGTATTCTGATTACATGCGCATTGCGCGTGATGAGGACACCAAGGGGGCTGGTGCGCCCAAGTCTCGCCAGGCTAAAGGGATATTCATCGGCAGCACAAGGAACAAGATTCGGGCTGCTCGGGCAAAGCTGGTTGATTCCATGTTTGGGGCCAACAAGTTTCCGTTTGACACCGAGCCAGTCAACGAGGATTTGAAGCAGTTTGCCGACACGTTCGAGGTGATCCTAGAGCAGCAGTTGGAGGACATGCGCGCAGAGAAGATACTGCGTAATGGCGTGGACGAGATCTCGATCTACGGAACGGGCTTCATCTTTGGACCGTTCACGGAACAGAAGACGAAGAAGGAAGCACAGCAGGCATACGACCCCACGCTAGGCGTGAGCCGACTGCGGACAGTCGAGTACAGCTACCCGTGCCCTCGCTTTGAACTGGCGCAGTCCATCGAGGTCTATCCTGACCCTGCGGCCACTGATGAGCAGAAGGGCACGGGGGTGTTTTGGTGCTCCTTGCTGCCAGTGGAAGAGGTCAAGGCGTGGCGCCGCGATCCTGCCTACTCGAACATTGATGAGGCTCTGTTGATCCGATCTACTGATGCCGGCCAGATCGAGGGGCGCGAGTATCTGGAGCAGGCGCGCAGGAACATCGAGTTTTGGTATGACCGCGCAAGCGGCCGGGTTCGCGTTGCTCGTTACTTTGGGTTCGTGCCGGCGCCCATGCTTCGCGAGATGAAGGGCGAGGTTGCCGAGGTCGAGGCAGTTGTCCCTGATCTTGAGGAAGATGTCCCCGTAATGGCCATCGTCGTGGGTGGCGTGTGTGTTCGCTGCGAGCCGATGCCGTGGGACAAACGACCTGTGGCGCGCTGCGTGTATGAGGAAGTCGCGCACGAAATGTGGGGCGTAGGCCTGGCTGAGAACAACGCGCCCACGCAGAAGATCACCAATGCCGCCGTGCGCCTGTTCCTTGAGGGCAAGGGGCACGCGCTTTTGCCTCAGCGCAGTATTGACCGTTCCAAGTTCCTGCCCTCCGAGGACTTCCGCGTATTCCCCGGCAAAACCTATCAGTTCAAGGCTGGGTTGACGCCTGAAGAGCGCCAGACGGCCATCATGTTCCACCAGACTCCAGACGTGACGGACGGCTGGGAGCGCGTCATTGCGATGGCCGAGCAGTTCTCGGACGACGACACTGGCATTACGAAGTACACCCAGGGCAACGATGCATCGCACCTGAACAAGACCGCCACGGGTGTCTCAATGATCATGGGCGCCTCTGCTCTGCCTCTGAAAGAGGTGCTCCAGAACATTGATGAGATGTGGGTCGAGCGCATCGTCACTGACCTGATCGAATGGGATCTGGAATTCCTGGAAGTTGAGCACGTACAGCGCCTGCACGGTGACGAAGTGGCTCAGGTTTGGGCCCAGATCAAGCAGTATGGTCAAGCCCATTTTATGAAGTGGAAGGCTACCGGCGCTGCTACCTTCATGGCTAAAGAGGTCTTGCTGAACAAGTTGATGGGCTTCATCAACATGGTTGGCGCAACACCGCCGTTCCAAGCCCTGGTGGACATGCGCGAGTTGCTTGAGCAAGCTTGGGACCTGACACAGATTGGCCGCGAAAGCCCGATCCTGAAGGACGAGGACCTGACGCTCGACAACTTGCCGCCGCAAGTGCAGCAGATGATCCAGCAACTGCAAGAGACCGCCGCAATGGGTGAGCAGGCGATGCAGCAGATTGAGCAGATCAAGCAAGAGGCCTTTGCAGCCATCGAAGATCGCCAGCAAACGATCAACAAACTTGAACTTGCCTTGGCCGACAAGAGCCAAGAAAACGAGATCAAGGGTTACGACGCTGAAACCAAGCGAATCGACGTTGAGGGCGGGTTGCAAAACCAGCAGTTGCAGACCTTGGCCCAGGTCGAGATGAATGAAACCAATGGATCTGAGCGAAACACTCCAGAGCAGGGCTAACAAGCTGCGCTCACAGATCGAGGCCATGCGTAATGCGTGGCCTTTTTTATTGCCCCTGCTGCAAGAGCGGCGGGACGAGAAAACGCAGGCGCTGATTGCCAAGGAAGACCCCGAGATCCGGGGTTATATCAAGGCGTATCAGGGTCTGATTGAACTGCCCGAGACGGTGAGAGCCGAATTGGAGCAGTTGGAGCAGGCAATAGAAGACCTTCCCGATTCGTCGGCGGCCTGAAATCGTCTGCATTGGTGGACTCTGACGTATTAGTCACCCACAAAAGAGTAGGCAAATGGAAGAACTGGAACAAGAGCAGCAACAGCTAGAGCAAACCCCCGAAGTTCCTCAAGACGAATCGGCCCTGAATCAGCCCGAAACTGATGCGGTTCCCGAGACGCAGCAGGAGCAGCCCTCCGAAGACGTTGAGACGCTGAAAAAGCGCCTGGCGGACACCCAGCGATGGGCCCACCAGCTCAATCAGGAGAAGCAGCAACGAGAGCAGGCCGAAAGGCTTCGTCAGTTGCAGGATGGGGTGCAGCCCGATGTCCTCAGCGCAGTGGATCAAGCCATTGAAGTGCGCGAGATTCGGGCCCGACAGGAGCAGCAGCGCAAGAACGAGGACGTGTTGAGGGCCATCCACGAGGTGGAGCCAGAAATCGACACGCTTAACCAGAACCCGGCATTTGCCAAGGCTCTGGACGAGCAAGCTCGCAAGCTTCTGGAGTCTGGCAAAGACCCGCTGAACCCGATTTTCGCGGTGAAGGCGGTTGTTGAGGCTCGAAAACAGTTCGAAATGAGCCAAGCGCGGGCAGCGGCGGAAGCCGAAGACAAAGCCCGCAAAGCCTCAAAGATGGCGGCCATGAACGTCCCCGCCTCTGGCACTGCTGCGCCTCCCCGAGGCGGGAAGAGCCCGGAGGAAGACGCAGCCGCCGTGTGGAACATGAGCGCCGAAGACTTCGCCAAGCTGAAGCAAAAGGCGCGTGGCTTCTAAACGAAAGGAAATAAGCCATGGCAACGACGACTACCTCGGT